TTTTTGCGTTAGTTACTGAATCGTCAGTTATTTTATCTGTAGTAACAGCATTATTAGCAAGTTTTCCAGTAATAACAGCACTAGGAGCAATTTTTACACTCGTAACATCTTGATCGGCAATTTTATCTGTTGTAATATTTCCATCTAATATGTTTGCGGTTCTAACTGAATCAGTTTTTAACTGATTATGTCCAATCGAATCTGCTGCAATTTTTGCTTGTGTAACTGCATCATCAGCAATTTTACCTGTAGTTACGTTAGCAGGAGCAATTTTAACTGTTGTAACATTACTGTCAGCAATTTTATCTGTAGTAACTTGCGAGTTACCTATATGCTGCGTATCTATAGACCCATCAACATAATGCTCAGAATCAATAGAATCATCAGCTATCTTTGCATTTGTAACTGCGTCATTTGCTAATTTTGGTGTAGTAACATTTGAGTCAGCTATTTTTGGTGTAGTAACATTTGAGTCAGCAATGGCATTAGTATCAACAGCGTTGTTTGCTAATTCGCTTGCAGTAATTGCATTAGCAGCAATTTGTGTTGCAGTAACAGTATCGTTAACTAGCTTTGCGCCTGTAATTGTAGCGTTTGCAATATCTCCGTTAACTATTGTTCCGTCTGCAATTTGTGTTGACGTAATACTGCCACTTCTTTCTAAATACGCTTTTGTTACTACATCTTGGGCATTTACTGGATCAGAAACATTAGATAATCTTTGATTTGTAAGTGTTGGAATACCTGTACTTGCGTCTATAGATACACCTTGCTTAAGTGTGTCATCTAACTCCTGGTCTATAAATAAACTTTGTTTTTCTGCTGTATCTAGGTCAGCAGCTGTAAGTGTTGAACCGTCCGAAAAATCAACTAATGGAGTTGATAATGATGATATTCTTCTTATTTCTACCCTGGTATTATTTGACGTTAATGCTGTATTAAGACGTATTTTTTTTGGTGTCGTATTAGTTATAACTTGAAACTCATTGCTTCCTGTACCCTGTGCTTTTTCTACAAAATTAACAAATACTTTAATATGCTCTTCTTTTATGTAGTCAAAGTTAAAAGTAAACTCCTGATCTCCAGCTGAGTTGCTAGTTATTATGCGTTGTGCGAAAGCCATTAGTTAAATTGATCTAAGAATTTCTTGGTTTCAATACGACTTGATCTTTCTCGTATCTTATTTAGATTATCCCTTATAAAGTTCTTGTCTACAATCTTTTGATCTCTTTCGTCTAATAATTGTTTTATATCTGGTCTTTCTTCTAAAAACTGTTTCATTGCAGCTTCTCTAAAATATTTAACTTTTTCTTTAATCATTGTCATCCTTGCGGACTCAACTCTACTACTTACACTATAAGGCAAACCAGCATAAGTTGAATCTATTGTCACTAAATCTGTTAGTTCTTCCCATAGAGTATTTCCTGCTGCATTTTTTATTTCTTGTGTACCAATAATTTTCAATCTATTAAGTTCATCTGTATTTAAAACTTGTCCTGGAATATTAAATATGTTGTTATGCCAGGGCATATAGTTAGCACCTTTACCATAAAGTTTACTTAGCTCTACATCTACAGGATGTGTTGACTTTGTACGACTAGGAAACGCAGCAGTAGGTGTTACCAAGTTATATAAATATCGCATCCAAGGCATATCTTCTGGTATTAAATTTGTACCAGCGTAATGTCTTTCGTTTATTGGTTCTCCAGAATAACTATGCAAAACAGGAGGTAAACCTTCAGTAAGTCCAACACCTCCAAGTGAACCTGGTATTTGCTGTCTCATTCTTTGAAATGAATTATCAAGAACACTAAAAGGATAAGGTAATTCGCTTGCAACAATGTCTCTTCTTGGTGCGCCTGTATTCATTTTTCTTACAAAAGCTGGCATAAAACCTGACAATCTTCTTTCTATATATCTGCTAAAACTATCTGTTGTTCCTTTTTTAGCTTTTCTTTGTGAGTCCTGGTCAAAGCCAGCTACTACGTCAAATAATTCTGTAATGCTAGATAGAATAGATTTTGTAAATTGACCAGCACCTAATGACCTCGCTACATGAGCTATAGCTAGTACTTGCGTTGATAGTGCTTCTGCTTGTTCTTCTTCTGACACACTATTTCCAAACTCTACAT